TACCAGTCAATTATGCTGGCAGGTAGTCCCATCCACTGCATACACTTGACCTCAAGCCACAAGGCTTCGCCAGTCTGGGACTGATCGAAGGCGGTGAAGTCATTGGTCAAGACCGGACCATTACGGGCGTGCTTTCTGCACCACTTGTCGAGATCGAGCGGGCTTTCACCACTCATTAGGAGAATGCGCTCCGGCAGGAGTGCTTTTAGGCGCTTCGCAATGTAACGCGAGTAGCCCCCGAAAATCGCGAGCGTCTCGTCGGGGAAGAGCGCCAAAGTTTGGCCGGGCTTCACATCGGCCCCATCCTTGTCCGGATCAGAGAGGTCGGCCGTCAGTACAGTGCTGCGTTTGGCCTTCAGCTGAGACTTCGTGAAAATCTTGGCTGAATTTACCTCTTGATCCACGTCGCAACGAGCCTCATTGTTAAGGAGAGTGCCTGTGGACTTCTCCAACTTTTTGAGGAGAGTGGCGTTGCAGCACTCCTCGTAGAGGTCGTCGTCGAACGTTTCGATCGACGGGTTGATGCGGAAGGTCTCCAGTAGGTTGCCCCAGAGGAGAGAGCCGAGCCATTCTTTGCTCTCCGCGTGCTCCATATTTTCGCCAAGGCTGCGATGTCGGAGTCTCTTTTTCGCGGAGGCACCCATGAGGGTCTCGTCGCGAGCATCTTGCTTGGCAAAAAGATGCGAGAACATTGCGTCACCCACGGTGTCGCGCACTTGATCCGATGACTGGCCGGCGTGGAGGAACTCCATTTCGTCTTTTGGCCGTGTCGGTTCGAGCAAATGGTGTCCAAGTATGGACCCCATGCGCGGTAGGTGGGTGGCTGGAAAAACCTCCGTTGTCAGGGGTTCGTCCGCCGGCGGTTCCGATGAAAGAATTGTGGGATATAGCTCCCACAGGGCGTGATAAGTCGCGGGAAGGGCATCCAACTTCCCTTCGTAAACGCCCCCGCGCAAATCCAAATCGATAAGAGCACTCGTGTACTCGGTCGGGGGGTTTTCAGCCCGGCCCCAGGCGATGGTCTCCTGCCGGATGATCGGACCCCAAAATGGGTGCCTCTTGGCACTGAGGTCGTCCAGCTTATTTTCAAGGACCAGATACACGTCCCGCTTGCCCCGAGTCATTGCGGTGAAGCAAGTCTCGAAACTCACGGAAGTGAGGGCTGCCTTGTTAAGAATTATCTGGTAATCACCATCGAAGGTGATCCCAGTGCATGACTGCATAGTCATGGCTCGAATGCTGTGGCGAGCAGCTGCGTCCGCCTTTTC